ATTAAGTCAGAAAAGTTCCTGTGTACGTGAGAAACCTTATGGTATGCTCGTGCATGGTGCATCATCAGTTGGAAAAACTATGGTGGTTAACATTTTGATGAAGACTGCTCTTGCTTCAAATGGATTTGCCAGTAACAAGGAATATGTGGTTACGATCAAAGATAATGAAAATTTTGATACTGATCAACAACCATATCACACTGGCTGGATCTTTGATGATTATGGGAATACCCGAGCTGAACATTACTCGGAAGCACCCACCCGACTAATCATCGACGTATTGAACAATATTCCACGTTCTTTGCGTAAGGCTGATATTGAATCTAAAGGAAATAAGATGATGAAGCCTAAAGTCGTTGGAGTTACGACTAACATTAAAAATCTCCACTCTGATAAATTTTCAGTTGAACCTGTGTCTATTTTGCGACGCTTCGAGTTAATTCTTGATGTGCATGTAAAACCAGAGTACACCGATCCCAATACAGGCGGTATTGATGGTACTAAGATGCAAGGTTGGTGTCCTGATGCTTGGGACATCGATGTTCAGCGTGTGAAAATTATTCGGAAAACCAAGGAAAATGGTTTAATGCAAGACAAGTATCAATTTGAGACAATTTTATCTCAGGTTGGTATTCAGGAAGTTCGTGAATATGTCAAAACGCAATCAAACGTTCATTTTACGCATCAGAAGCGATTTGTGGAAGCAGTCGAAGAAATGTATGAAATGAAATTTTGTTTGCATGGCGATCCACAAATGGAATGTCGTCAATGCATGCGCGTCATCGCGCCTGCGGCTCTCACTGAGTGTGATACCGCAAATGGATGCGCTTTCCATGAAGGAGTTGGATTAGGTAGAGAGGTACAAGCCGAAATATCTGATGAATGCTCCGAAATGGGAAATTCTGAAATTACGCGCGGAGGTGATTGGACTCACGAACATGATTTACCACCTCCTGATGATGCAAGTGCATACGAAGCAGTAGAGGAAGTTTCTGTATTCACTGCAGTTGATCGTGAACTTGTTGACGGTAGGTTGAAAACCCACCTTAAATATGTTACTCGCGAACAAGTGCCAGAGTCTACATTGACTCACGAAGCTCAACTTCGTTACAACCATTCCCTTAAACACCAGGGCGATTTCGATGAGCCTGAAGTAGATGTGATCCCCCAACGACACTCACTATTTAATTTCTTTAATAAGACTGAATCAGAGCATGATGCTTTGTGCCAGTTGGCTGAAGATGAAGATGGTGATTGGGAGAACCTCAACGATGCTAATAAGTACATTTGCGATGATGTTATGTCTGCCGCTATTGTTACTTGTGGTTGCGTTGGTTCTGTCTATCTACTTTGGCAGGCTATCAAATTGATGCGCGGTTTAAGCAAAGTGAATCCACAAGGATCTGCTGTGTCTGTACCCGTAACAATTGAATCCGACCGTCC